GCTCCACGCTCACCGGCGGCTACGGCTCCACGCTCACCGGCGGCGACGGCTCCACGCTCACCGGCGGCGACGGCTCCACGCTCACCGGCGGCAACCGCTCCACGCTCACCGGCGGCGACGGCTCCACGCTCACCGGCGGCGGCGACTCCACGCTCACCGGCGGCGACGGCTCCACGCTCACCGGCGGCAACCGCTCCACGCTCACCGGCGGCGAGAAGGCTGAGCTGCGCATCCGCAGATGGGACAGCAAGTCTGAGCGCTATCGCACCTACAACGCTTATGTGGGCGAGGATGGCATTGAGGCGGGCAAGGCGTACCGACTCGACGAGAACAACAAATTTGTCCAGGTACCGTAATCACTGCCGCCACTCACCCGGCGGCCTAAACGAATAGAGAGGGTAAGGCGAGATGGGCAAGCCTGCAGCCGTAGCGATTGGCAGCAAGTGGAAGCTACGCAGCGGACGAGTATTCACGGTGCTTGCACGTAGGCCATTCGGAATTATTGAGTTCCAAGAGGAAGGCAAAGCCATTTTCGGCAGTAGCCGCCAATCCGACTTCCTGCGTGACTTTCAACCAGTGTAACCACCCCTCACCCCTCCCATATCGGAGCGGTGAATACAGAGAGGGAATGAATGATGCGAACTGTCGAAGAGGTCGAAAAGCAGCTCGGCTGGACCGAAGACGAAGCGTCGAACTGCGGCTGCAACATGCGCGAAGAGCCTTGCCACCGATGCTGGTCGTTGGGCTGGGCGCTTGGCGGTGACGACATCATCAAGCCGGATCGGCCAGCGCCACCGGATGCAGCGTAACCAGCATCACCCCTGCCAATTCGATGAGTTGGCTTCGGGATGCGGACGACACTGCGGCCTATAACCGCCCACCTGCATCAAATCGCCCGTCAGAGGTCTGGATTACGGCGGGAGGAAATGGAGACGGCCGTGGAACTCGGCGCCGGAGACGTACACGGCACGAATTAGGCGAAAGCCAGACCGAAATTGCCGCTTCACGACACTACGGCAATCCAAACAATCATGGGCGTCGTCATGAAGGCTGGAGGCCTTCCCGATCACCTCGAAAGAGGCTGTATCGGCAAGACATCTGAACCAAGGTTGATCGCTTGGAATTGTTGGGATGGGTAGCAACGCCACCGCAAGTGGATTGTCCATACGCCCGGTTTGCCCCGGAGATGTCTTGACCGATGCAGATGAATGCGCAGGCTGATGCGCAAGTGTAAGACCTGAGGGATCGCGGGAATCGTGGCCGGTAGAGTGGGTAAGCGCCCAGATGGCCACGGCGAGTCCAAGAATAAGCGGCTGAAACCTTCGCCCCGGTGAAACTCCGGTGTCACTAAGGCCGCTAATAGTCGTGCCGGGATCAGCTCCGGCCATCTGCATCACCGGCGAATAGCTCAACCCGCATTGCGCAGGGTCAGCGCCAACCTGGTATTGGCGAGCTACCTTGATCTGGCACAAGCGCCGTGACGGCCGGGAAAGACCGGCACCCATTCCATAGGTGGCCACTGCCTGCCCAGTGAACGAGCACTAGGAGATACCACCATGGCCTAACCCACTTCCCCGGCAGCCACCCAAATGTGAGCGAGCCATGCATCAGCGCAGACCCGGTTTAGGCCGGGTTTTTATTACCCGAATTTTGTCGCATGCCGATGGCAGCCGAGAAGATTTGGTAAACCACCGCCTACGGAGGCGACCATGAACACAGCAATGCAGATTGCTCAATTGAGCTACGACAACCGGTTGCCTCCTGAAGATGACGGGTTTCTCGAAACCGAAGAGGGTCAGGAGTGGCTGACAGCATCAGTAGATGACCTGTTAAATCGGCGCGACATCAAGGCACCGAACGCCATTGGTAAGGAAAAGATGTTGGTCAGTGTTGGTCAGCTCAACGAAGCGGTTGACGATCACATGTCGTCGCGCATTGATCCCGGCCGCTGCGTTGCGCAGATCCTGATCGCCCTGATACGCCGAGGCGCTGACAGCAGCCTCTATGGCTTGGCGGTGCGTGCCGTTGGCGGCGAAAAGGTTGTGACCGAGCTTGCGCGTAGCCTGCTGGCTGACCGCGCCAATGAATACCGGGACGCCAAGCGCGAGAGTGACCGGATTGAGCGGGAGTGCGGATTTTGAGTATTCACGTCCAGATCAGCACCGCCCTGGATGATCTTGAGCGACAAGACGCTCCGCCATTGTATGAGCATCTGATAGAGCGTCAGATCATCCGCGCGATGCAGGTCCAGCTGATCACCATCGAAGAATTCGAATACTACTGTGCGCGCTTGAGCAGGATCTGCATCGGGCGTCGGAGGAATGCGGCATGAGCAGCCCTATCGTCAAATCCCTGACCGACGAACAGCTAGAAGACCTCGCAGACGCCTTGAAGCGCCCACGCGAAACACTCGTCTGCGAACTTGAATGCCCGGTCAAGGGTAACTGGCGTCATCACGACCGCGATAACTCCGCGTTCATGCAGGGTGACTGGGGGATTGATCCCCGCGGCAGACTGGTGGAGCCATGACCACCCGCCAACGCCTGCGCCGCGCCTACCTCCTGCGCGGATCACTCGGCGCCATCCTGTTTGCTACGTGCCTGATGCTGCTCAGCGCTTTAGCTGATCTGGTGACGTCATGAGGAACAAGCACCCCGGCACCTGCTACCGCTGCCATCAGCGCGTAGAGGTCGGCGAAGGCCATTTCCAGCGCCACCTTGGCACATGGAAGGTTCAGCACGCTGACTGCGCCATCAAGGCTCGCGAAGAAAAACAAGCAGCCAAATAGCCAAATAAATTCAACTTTCAACGCTGCGTAGATCGCGGCAAGGATTCCACGTGGAAAATTCACCAGTTGAGATCGTCGTCGCCGAAGGTTTTCAGGTCCAAGTCACCCCCGACATTCTCGCCAAGGCGTTCTGGAGCATGGACACCGTGCAGCAGGCGGACTTCTTCGAAGCGCTCGCCAAGGAGATTCAGGCCAAATCGCCGCACGCCTACAGCTTCGGCGAATTGCAGTGGTGCTACCTGAAAGACGAATTGCGCGAGCCTAGCCGCGAACTCGCCAACAACATGCACATGTCGCTTTCTGCCTTTGCCTTCGACTTCTGGGCTCAGAAGCCAGACGGCGCACGCACAGCCCTTTAAGTGGAGATTGTCATGTCCGAAAATACGAGGATATGGGATCAGGTCGACACGACCGACCCTAGCGCCACCAAGAACTTCACCGGCATGGGCGGCTTCAAAGGTACCGCGATCAAGCCAACTTACCTGATGCGCAAGGCTACCGAGGTTTTCGGCCCCTGCGGCGAGGGTTGGGGCTGGACGGTGCTGGAAGACCGCTTTGATGAAGGCGGCCCCCTTCAGGCTCCAACGAAGGAATGGCCTGAGGCGCCGCGCATAAACGCCAAATTGCACACGCTGAAGATCCAGCTCTGGTACCTGGGCAAGGAAGGCCAGAAATGCACGGTCGAGCATTACGGGCATACGCCGTTCGTGCTGATCCAGCAGGGGAAGATCATCACCGACTGGGAGGCGGCGAAAAAATCGCTTACTGATGCAATCGGCAAGTGCCTGCAGCCTCTCGGGTTCGCTGCAGACATCCATATGGGCATGTTCGATAACGCTGAATACGTCGAAGCAGTCCGCGATGAAGTGGCGCTAGAAAAGGCGGAAGACAAGGTTGAAGAGGAGGAGCGCCAGAAACAGGCGCGACTGGACTACATCCAGTCTGTAGTCGACCTACTGAAAGGCGCGCAGTCAGCCAACGAACTCAAGAAGATCCACGACGTGGCTGTTAAAAAGCTTGCTGCGCGTAACGACATTAAGGCCGTAACCCGCATTACTCGCGAGTACGAAGAACAGAAACCACGACTTCAGAAGGAGGCTGCGTAATGACCGCTCTCTACCAAATCAGCAAGGAGTTCCAGGAGCTCGCCGTACTGGCTGATACGGCCGAAGAAGATTTGGCCGTAGCCATCCACGACACCATGGGCGCGATTCAGGCTGAGTTCGAAGACAAGGGCAAGGCAATCGCCATGCTCACTCTCAATATCGACGGCGACCTAGAGGCGATTCAATCGCAGATTGATCGTCTGGCCGAGCGCAAGCGGATTATCACCAACCGCAAGGAGTCGCTGAAGGAGTACCTGCGCACGAACATGGAGGCGTCAGGCATCACCAGAATCAGTCACCCGCTGTTCACCATCAGTCTCGGCAAGGGTCGCCCTGTCGTCGTCATCGACAATGAAAAGGCCATTCCTGAAGACTACTTCAACACCAAGGTCACCAGCATTCCAGACAAGGCAATGATTGCCAAGGCGATTAAGGAAGGTGCCGACATTCCGGGCGCTCACTCGGAAATCGGCAAGTCTTCAATTTCGATCAAGTAGGTGGATGCATGAAAGGCGTTAACAAAGTCATATTGGTCGGCACTTGCGGCCAGGATCCAGAGGTTCGCTATTTGCCCAACGGTAACGCCGTGACCAACCTGAGTCTGGCGACCAGCGAGCAGTGGAACGACAAGCAGTCCGGGCAGAAGGTAGAAAAGACCGAATGGCACCGGGTTTCCATGTTCGGCAAGCTCGCGGAAATTGCCGGGGAGTACCTGCGCAAGGGCTCGCAGGTTTACATCGAGGGCAAGTTGCAAACCCGCGAATGGGAGAAAGACGGCATCAAGCGCTATACCACGGAGATCGTGGTGGATATGCAGGGCCGCATGCAGTTGCTCGGCGGTAAGCCGCAGGATGGTGATCAGCGTCAAGCTCATCCACAAGCTGCCGCAGCACGACAGCAGCCGCGGGCACAACCAAGCCAGCAGGCATCGCCGCCGGACAGCTTCGACGATGATATTCCATTTAATCGGCTGCACCACCTCGCGGGGGCCTAACCATGACCTTCAAAACAACGAACGAACTCCTTCGGGAAGAGCAGCACCACAAACAAAATCTTCGCCGCCTGGCCGAGAAAGAAAGTTCGTGGCGCGCCAAGTACGCCGATACGGCGGCCTGGACTATCGCAAACATCAACAAGCAACTCGAAAACATCCGTAGCGAATTGCAGATGGCGCGATATCGGTGAGAAAGGTCAACAACCGCGTCAGACAGCGCCGCCGCCCAGCAAATCTGCACATCCCACCGAGCGGACTTAAACATGCAGATACCTCTCACGACGTACCAGTACAGCATGATGGACGCGATCCTTATGCTGTTGCTGGCCTACCGCATTCACGGCACCGATGAAGCCATCAAGGCGACCGCCTACAGCGTTCGCGACAAGGTTCGGATCGGCTGCCGCCCAACGATCAATCTGGTTATTCGGTGCCGCTCGCAAACAGCCTGGGCGCAGAAGATTTGTGAAGATGAGGAATTGTGATGGCGATGACCGCATCCCGCTGATGGATCTGCGCAAGATCGATACCGGCGAATCGAGTCTATAACCCCTACCCCACCAACGCCTCGGCTGTCTGGAGATACCCATGAAGCGCATTTATATCAGCGGGCCAATGACTGGCCTGCCGGAATTCAATTTCCCTGCATTTCACGCAACGGCCGAGAGCCTGCGCGCCCAAGGGCATTTGGTCACCAACCCTGCCGAGCTAAACCCGGATAGCACCTCTTGGAGCGACTGCATGCGCCGCGACATCGCCGCCCTGATGGACTGCGACACAGTGGCCACGCTGCCCGGCTGGGAGCATTCAAAGGGCGCACGCCTGGAGGTGCTGATCGCTGAGCGCCTGGGTATGACGGTTGTGGATGCCGCCGACCTGGTATCAGTGGAGGCTGCATGATGAGCGAAATAACCCGAGTGGCAATTCAGGCGCCGTTTACTATCGCAATGAAAAGCAGCATGTCCCAGCTTCAGTACTACAACATCGCAAAGGGATTGCTGAGCGACTTCGACCGGGTGACCGCTGAGCGTGATGCCCTGCAAGCGCGGCTGACTGTGGCAGATCAGACCATCGACGATCTGAAGCATGCCGCGCCTGCGTGCTGCACCCCCACCGAGGAAGAGAAGGCTTTGCTCGTTGCCGGTGACTACACGCCGGAAGAGCTTTGGGGCGGTAGCCGCCCGACTTGCCCGAAGTGTATCGATGCCGCTGCGCCGCCTGCTGGCGGGGAGCCGGAAGTGGTATCTCATGCCGCCGCATCTTTTGCTGGGTGGCTGATGATGAATCGCGAAGGACATACGGTTTACGAAGAGAGCTTACAGGGGTGGCTATCTGAGTTTTTAGAATCAGATGACTACAAACTTGAGGTGTCTGCTGACCGCGCTCACACCGCCCGGCTACAGGCTGAGGTGGAGAAATACAAGTTCCAATCACGCTGCCATTTACAGCGGGCGCGTCTTGCTGAATCCGAATTGACCAAGGCGCGGGAGCTGCTGAGCGAGGTAAATAGAAACGTATTTTTCGGTAACTGGGCCCGCGCCAAAGGTGATAGACCGGCGATGCTTACGCTCAAGCGGATACGGGAATTCATGATGCAATCCGCGCCAGCCGCGAAGGATTAATAAGATGAGTGATCATAAGCCAGTCAAGCCCTATGTAAAGGTAGTCATAGCCCCATGTTCCCGATGCAAGGCGCTGGGAATTTACTGCCTTGATCCGAAAAGCCCATGTCACACGCTGCGGGATAAAAGGACATGACCAACAAGACCGAACCGGTAGATACCGAGGTGTTCGATGATCAGCAATATGAAGCGCCAGCCATGAAGGATGACCAGTCATGAATGGTACTATCCCGCTGGTCTGGGCGGTGTGGACATGAACAAGCCAGCGCAGAAAAGCCTGCTCCCGCCGACCGTCATCCTGCCGCACCCACCCCGGCACTGGGGCTTCCTTGAGCCCAATCGCGAAGTGCCGGGCTACACGCTCGAGCAGATGCTGGAATACGGCCGGGCCTGCGTTGCTGAGTTCATCAAGAACAATCCTAAATAACCCCATCCCAATCAATTCAAAGTCAGCCGCTATAGCGGTAAGGACAGGTATTGCCCAATGGAAACGCCAGCCAATAAAAAGTGGTCAATTGATGGTGAAAACGGATCGTGGGACTACAACAGCCTCGCAGATCTGATTCGCGACAACTACGGCAGTGCCGAAGAAGGCACAAGCTTCGGCCCCGGACTTGGTCTCGGCCTGGCTATAGGCGACACGATCTATCGCGGCACCGAATGCAAGGACGACCCGGCCGGCTTCCTGCCTGACGCGAACCAGATCACCGAAATCATGTGTGATAACGCTGCATCCAGCGATGCGGGCGAGTTGGTTGAAGATTACCCATCCGTGGATAGGCCAGCATTGATTGATCTTGAGGAAGCACTTGAGCCGCTTAAGGCTTGGGCTCGCAAGTACTGCCAGCCTGACTTTTTCACGGTAAAGAATATCGAGCAGTACACGGTTACAGCTGAAGATGTCCGGAACGTCGATCGGCAGGTGACACCATGAGCAGGGTCAGCATGAACGTTGAAATCCACTTCAAGAAAGGTGGCCAAGAGCGAGAACCGCTTTACCTGAACCTGACGCTGAACCAGGACAACCCCTCAGACGACCACATCGCCCAGTCTATCTACGACGAGGTGACCGATCATCTCCACCAGAACGCTTGGGAGCCAGAGGAGCCAAAGCCATGACCATCCCGGTCTATGCCCTCGCCTACATGGCCTATCTCATCTGGAAGGGGCCGCGGTGATGAGCGAAAACCACCAAATCCTGATCGGTGACTGCATCGACATGATGCGGACGCTGCCAGACAAGTCGGTAAACACCTGCGTGACCAGCCCGCCCTACTTCGGCTTGCGCGACTATGGCGTCGAGGGCCAGATCGGGCTGGAAGAAACGCCAGCGGCATTCATTGCCCGCCTGGTTGAGGTTTTCCGCGAAGTGCGCCGAGTACTCCGCGACGACGGTACGGCCTGGGTGAATATGGGCGACAGCTATGCCGGCAGCTGGGGTGCACACGGGCGCGATGATATGGGGGTCGGGGTATCGACGATCAGCCAGCGCCAGGTGATGGCATCACAGCGCAAAGGCAAAGCAACCACCCATGCCGAGTACAAGCCGAAGGACTTGATGGGCATGCCATGGCGCTTGGCGTTCGCGCTGCAGGATGACGGCTGGTATCTGCGGCAGGACATCATCTGGCACAAGCCCAACCCTATGCCGGAATCGACGCAAGATCGTTGCACGAAGGCCCACGAATACATTTTCCTGCTGAGCAAGTCTCGCCGGTACCACTGCGACATGCGGGCCATCCGGGAAACAGCCATTGGTGGACAGTCAGAGCAGGCCTCGCAGTTTGAGCGCGCAGGCGCCAGTTCGCTGCACGTCATACCAGGGCAAAGCGCAGCCCAGCACCGGAAAGGGAATCGCAAGACGTTCAGGGGCGGCGGTGTGTATACCGGCAATCAGAGCTTTGACAATGACACGCAAGCCGAGAACGACAGCATCGGCAATCAGGACAACACTGGCGGCACGCGAAACAAGCGCAGCGTTTGGACGGTGGCCACGACCGGTTTTAAAGGCGCCCATTTCGCCACCTTTCCGCTCGACCTGATCCGGCCGTGCGTTCTGGCCGGGGCGCCGCGCGGCGGTATCGTGCTGGACCCGTTCGGCGGCGCGGGCACCACGTCTCTCGTTTCGATGCAGGAAGGTCGCCGGTCAATCCTGTGCGAACTCAATCCCGAATACGCCGCTTTAGCTCGAGCGAGAATCGATAGTGCGTGGCTGGACGGCGCCGCGCAGATGGACGTGTTTCACGACGCAGCGCCAGCAGCCTAAAACCCTCCCCCATCTCTACACAGCCTGCCGGTGACCGGCGGCAAGGAATTCTGCATGCCAAAAGTTATGCGGTCAGTCGCCGATCCAAGCGCTAAACACGGCTTTCGAGTCGAGCTCACAACATATAAGCATGCCGAAGAAGTGGCTGGGTTCAGGCTTGATCGGCGGCGCAATTACCGGATTACCTCGGACGGAGAAGTCGAGGAAGAAGGCGTAGTGACGTTGGCGTGTAGCGGGTGCAGCTGCGGATGTGAAGGTGGTTGCGGTTGCGGCCAATCGTCCGGATGCAGAGAGTGCGGCTACACAGGCAAACGACGCTTCTACTTCGGATATCCCGCGCAGTCGCCTGAGCAGCGAAAAGAACTCCGCCACCTGTAACCACCATCTGCCGCCCTGCGCGGCAAGGAAACCAACATGCAAATCGACGTGCATCATCGCTGCGCGGATGGCCGCGTGGGCGCTCTCTTTGCTTGCATTGAGCGCGAGCCTATCAGAAAAAAATACAACCTCTGGATAGAGTTCGACGGGGAGAAATACCCTGTACTGACCGGCGAATGGCGCGACTTCATCACGGTGGCCACCGAGCGGCTGGATGAAATCAAGAATCGCAAGGTGGTGAAGAAGTCACCGAGGAAGAGGGCTTTGGTATGACCAAACTCAACCTCGTCCTCTGCACCATCCCCTACCTATCAATGCTCATCCTCTGGTTCGCCATCGGCGTCCCGATGCTCCTGAAAATGGACACCGCCGTCGCCCACTGGATCGCCTACGGATTCTCGGCGTTCTGGATCGGGCTGACGATTTACATCTACTGGCTGATTACGTTTAAAGCGAGTCGGCCGGCTTAAACCCCCTTCCCCAACTTTTTAACCCCGTCGCATCAGCGATGCGGGGAGGTATTGCCCATGAATGCCGGACTTCAAAAACCCGCCACTGAGCGCGTCTTGATCAATATCAAAGACGTGCTGATGATGCTTGGCATCAGTCGAACAACGCTGCATCGGGTCCGCGAAAAGGACTCGGCCTTCCCTGCGCCGATCAAAGACGGCATGCATAGACAGGCCCACGCCTACTTCGTGAAATCCGAGATCGAGGCTTGGATCAAATCAAAGGGAGACAGCAGGGCAGCTGCATAATTACAATTCACTTCGCCCCGCCATCAGAGCGGGGCAATATTCTGCGAAAATCGTCACAGCGCAAGCCTTCCTGTATGGCCGCTTGTATGGCCGCCATCGAAACACCCATACACAACCAATGTTTACGGAGTAATTCGAGTCTCCCTCGGGGCACCATCTGAAGGTTTCATGTTGATCCAGCATGTACCAGATACACAGCAAAGCCGGCCACTGCGCCGGCTTTCTTGTTTCAGCTTATCCCATCATTTTCCATCTTGTTCCTTGTTGCCGTGTATGGCGTGATGTATGGTCGCCAAAATCACGAACTGAGCCATACAAGAAATGAAGCGCTCCGACATCAAGCGCCGCCCTCTCGCGGACACTGTACTATCCTCGCTTGAGCCAGAGCCCAAGGAATACCGGGAAACCTACGGTATTGATCGGATCTACTTCGTTGTGTCCGCTAATGGCCGGAAACGCTGGGAATTCCGCTACAAGCGCATTGCTGACGGAAAGTGGTCATGGCTAGGTCTTGGCGGCTATCCGGAGGTATCAGCCAAGCGGGCCAGAGAGAAATCCGCAGAAGCACTCGAACTGATCGAGAACGGCATCGAGCCAGCCAATCAGAAGCAGACCGCCAAGAAGGCGGTGGAGTCCGCGACGTCCACGACCTTCCGAGCGGTGGCCACCGCTTGGCTTGAGAAGAAGGAAAAGGGTGGTCGAGCGGAATCAACCCTCGACAAGATCCGCACCTACCTGGACAAAGATTTGTTCCCGGCCCTGGGCGATATGCAAGTCAGTGAAGTTACACGCCGCCATTGCGCCGACCTTCAAGCCAGCATCGAGGCGCGTAACGCATTCAATGTCGCCAAGAAGACGCGGGGCTGGCTCAAGGAAATCTTTAGTCAGGCCATCGCAAAAGGGATGATGGAGTACAACCCGGCATCCGAACTGCTGGTGATCGCTGCTGAGGCACCGAAAACAAAGCAGTACCCACACCTGCTGGAGCCAGAGATCCCAGATTTCATGCGGGCCATGCAAAAGACCACGAGCAGGTTGATCGCACGCACCGCCGCTTGGCTCACGATCTGGACAGCGTCAAGGCCGGGCATGGTCCGGTGGGCCGAGTGGCCAGACATGGATCTGGATAAAGGTGTCTGGAGCGTGTCGGCCGAGAACATGAAGATGGACAGGGATATCCTGATTCCGCTCTGCGACCAAGCAGTGGCCGCGCTACGAGAGCTATATGAGATGACCGGCAGAAGCCGTTACCTGTTCCCAGGCATCGGGCAGAAGACCGAAGTCATCAGCGAGAACACCATCAATAAGGTGTTTGCAGCGGTTGGCTATAAAGGAAGGCTTGTAGGGCACGGTACACGGCACACGGCGAGCACGCTCCTACGGGAACATGAATGGACCAAGGATCACATCGAAATGCAGCTGGCCCACAAGGAGGGGGGTATAAGCGGGATTTACAACAAAGCGAAGTACCTGCCGCAGCGGCGGCACATGATGCAGTGGTACGCAGACTATCTGGAAGCGCTCAGGGATGGGCTGGCAGACGCAAAGAGAGAAGAATTTAAGGCCAAGGTCAACGCCAGATAACGCCGGGCCGGGCAATCCCCGGCGTCCTGCCAAACGAACACCCTTCCTTTATATGTCCTCGCCCTCAACCGGCCAGTTGTGGTGAATCAGCGATTCGATCACATGGCTGTGCGCTGCCTCTGCCAGTTCCAGCATCTCGCGCAACTCTTCCTCATCGATGACACCCAGGCGTCCGAGCGCCATCGCATGCCCGACCAGTTGCCCGTACCAGAAACCGGTCGCGCTCTCGCGCTGCGCCTCGTGTTCCAGGTGATCATTCCAGAGCTTCAGTTCTCGCACTTTGGTTTCTGCGTCCATCGCCCGAACCCTCGTCATAGCCGACACCACCATGATTGAGCATAGAAGGCATCACCGATCCGCTCGACGCCAGTCAGGTTCATGCCCTGGGAGCCCATTCCGGTAATCCTCACGTCAAGCAATGGCGGCAGGATGTCCGGTGATCGAGCAACACTATTGAAGATGGACGCCTCTGCAGTTGTTCGACCAAAAACAGCGTCATGGCGTTCATCGATCTGGACATCGCCCTTGATGGGCTCAAAGTCCCTCAACTCCTGCTTGCTGATAGCGACACCCAGGCGGCGCCGCGGCGTGATAAGGAAATGCATGACGATCTCGATTAGCTGTACATGTATACAGTTAACTTTCGTCTAAGCTTGGGGTCAACCACAGGAGTAGCAATTTCGACAGGAGGCGATTATGTGCGGACGACTCTCGCAGTACCGGGGCATTCACGACTTTGTTGATGCGCTGAGCATGCCGAACCCGATGGTCAACAACGTAAGCGAATTCCCGCTGGGTCAGTTCAACCTGGCGCCGAGCAAGCAGGCTGCCCTACTTCACCTTGACGATGGCACCCTGTTCGCCGATTACGTCAGATGGGGATGGCGGCCTTTCTGGGCAACTGACCGCGGCGCGCCGATCAACGCCCGCGTCGAGAAAGTGGCCCACGGCAAGTTTTTCAGAACGGTCTGGCCGAACCGCGCAGTCGTCCCTGTCGATAACTGGTTTGAATGGGTGGATGAAGGCGGCCCGAAGAAGCAGCCCTACCTCATCCGGCGCCGGGACCGAGCACCTGTTTTTTGCGCGGCGATCGGCCAATACCGCAGCGCAGGCACTGAGCCTCTGGAAACCGACGGTTTCGTGATCATCACCGCAGACAGCGCCGGCGGCATGGTCGATATTCATGACCGGCGCCCCGTCGCGCTGTCGCCGGAATTGGCCCGCGAATGGCTGGACCCGGCCACGCCGAAGGAGCGCGCGGAGCAGATGGTGCTGCACCAGGGCGAGCCGACTGAGGTGTTCGAGTGGTTTAAGGTCGGTTTTGCCGTGGGAAATTCGAAGAATCAGGGCGCTGAGCTGATAATGCCGGTCGGACCATCAGCTCTGTGAGTTAACGCCATGACCCTTGAAGAAATGAACATTCCCCAATCGATCAAGGATAAAGCCGCCGACATCATCAAACGTATCGAGCATTCGACTGGGATAATTGACACGACTTTGGCCGGCGGAATCGCTGAGGGCTTTGTGCTGGGAATCATCTGCCTGAGAGCTATGCGGCCCAAGGACATAGATCAGCTTGAAATCCTGTTCTGCCAGGCAACCGACCTGAAACTGGCCGAGCTACGAAAAGATAAAGATGCGTCCTGACTGCGTTGACCGAACGAACACAATCCCTACTGACACACATTCCTGATGTAATCCTGCGCGGCCTTCAGGGCTGCTTGATCGGCAATGATCCCGGCGCGGATATCGAAAACAGCTTGTCCAGCTGTCGCAGTGAGTTCGACGGCCCCTGCATCACCCACGCTGGAGGTGCTGGCGGCTTCGGACATGTTGCCACCACTGGTAGGAGCTGTGCAGGTGCCTGCGATGCGCAACCGGCGCTTGCCAGAATCGACATCAGCACGAAGCTGGGCATTATCAGTGCTCGCGCTGGTGTAGAGCGAAAGCAACAATTGATTTTCGGCGAGGTCATCGGATTTTTCCTTTGTGGCTTTGGTATCGAGGTCGGAAAGTTTCTGCTCGGCGGCTTGCTGCTTGTCGAGCGCCTGACGCGATTGGTCGGCAGCGGCCGTGGCGACCTTCGACAGATCTGCCTGGCGAGCGGCCTCGTTGCTGGCGATGATCTTGCCGTAGGCGTTGGCTTGCCATTCCCAGGCAGCGCCAGCACCAACGCCGATCAACGCCAGAGCAACAGCCAGATAGGCGAGAAGCTTCGCGACTTGCTCGTTCATGGCACATCCTTGAAGAAAATGTGATGCCCCAGCTTCAGGGTCTGCGTTGCCTTCGCCGCCCATGCGGGAGCCTTGGGCATGGTGGTGGCGTAGTAGTGAGTCGCGCCTCCGGTTGGATCTGGCGCGGTACCGTCGATCACCGCAGCTGCCGCGCGTTGGCAGTTGGCGAACTCGGCGGCCGGGATCGGCTTGGCGCCACTGAGGAACGGGAAGTTCGGGTCGTTCTGGTTCCAGCAGCTGAATTGCCACGGTGCCTGGCATACGCCAGCGTAACCCTCGCCCCACCACGACTTATCCCGGCCGTCATTCACGCGGTTGCGGATGGACCAGGCGACGGCAACCATGCCGTCAAAGCCTTCTCCGCGAGCTTCTCCGTAAAGGGTTCGGGCGAGCACGTCTCTGTCTCGATCTGTCACGGTCATACTTTTCTCCAGGCAAAAAAATACCCGCTCAGGGCGGGTGCGGGTTTAATCTGTGCGCTCAATGCATGGAGGCACTTATGAAATACACGCTTACAGTCCTGACTGTTACCCTACTAAGCGGCTGCTCGTCTTACAGCGAGCGAGGCACAGGGGAAGGCGGCCGGGAGATTGGCAGTAACGGCTATACAGTCAGATGCGACGCCTCCCCGCCTAATCAGCCAGGCTGCTATTCCCCGCCACCCTCTTGGTCTCTGTGGCCTTCCGACAGAATTAAATTTCGCCTCGGTGCGCAATAGCATTCTTTTAAGATGCCCTGAAGTTTGCGCCGATGCCCCGACAGAAGCAGTTAAACCGTTTCTGCGGTCTCAGCCTGCGGATCAGCGGCAATAACCGGGGTAGCGGGCTCAGGCGGCCAAACCGGCGCAGCCGGCCATGTCGTCTGTGCCGAAACTTTGCCCAGCGCGAACTTGTACGCCTTCCACGCCTTGATGTTGATCATCAGCGCCGCCTGCTCGGCCTCGTCGTCGGCCGTCGCTTCGCCGCTGTCGATGCCGTAACCCAGGGTGTCGATACGGTCTTGGATGCGGGCGATCGACGCGGCGGCTTTGGAATTGCGGGCTGCGAGATCGGCTTTCGCTGTAGAAAGTTGCTCGGCTTTAACAGCGGCGTCTTTCATGGCCTTGGTAACTAGTTGGGACCAATCGATATTCATTCAACAACCTCGTTAGCCATTTCAACTTTAAGTTCTGGTAGCGGGCCGGGAAATACCACAGGACCATCTTGAACTTCCAAAGGCGCTGGAAATGCCTGCTCAGGTGAATAGTTCCACGGATTCGGCAGTATTAAAGTCAAGACTAACTCGCCGTTAATCCGCTCGGCCTTGTCTAAAAACCACTCCGAGGTTATGGCTGATGCAGGCAGTGTGTCGCCATCACCAATTGGCGAGAGGTCGAAATCCTCACCGTTGACGGTAAGGACGTCGCCGGTTTTGATAACTTCCAGAGCGTCATCACGACGCTGCGGAGATAGATTGATGCGCATTAGAACCACCTTCCTACTGCGATTAATGTTATTGTCGAGAGGCTTCCGCTTGTTGTGCCTAAGTATACTGCCCAGTTGCCCCAGGTTGTCGCTGAAGAAAAAGTTGCCTGCGTTGCCCAACCTAATCCCGATGCGTTATATAGCCCACTAGCAACTACCGTCGGCGCTGCCGCGAATGCAATCGGGAAACTCCCGGTTGCTACCGAAGAAATAAAGATCGACCCTTGAGTTGTGGCGGTTCCGCCGCTAGCGAGACTTCCTATGCAGATTTGCAAACCGTTTGCGAATCTCCAGTATGACCCATTAGCGTTAGACCCCGACTCCATCAATGCGCCAGTAGGAACGCCCGCCGATTGCGCAACCGTCCCGAGAACGTTGGTGCGCCCATAGTTTCCACTCGCCAGCGAGTAGCGCAGGCAAATCCAGTTCCCGGCGCCTAGACTACGAAATTCAGCAGTATCGTTAGCGGCAGTGGTGATGTTTGCAGCGCCTGGAAGGATCAGCGAGGTAGCATTATGGGTAAGAGTCAGAGCGCCTAAAAACCGCACGGAGCGCCGCGCACCGGCGGCGATCGTTCCGAGCCCGGTAATGGTGGTGGTTCCGCTGATTTCCACCTCGGCGGTGGTTGCGGCTCCAATGTCTGTTGTCGTAGCGGACGCTATAGTCTGCGTGGCTGCATTGAGCGCCGATTTCTGGTCACGCAGCAGCGCAATATAGGAGGCATAGACGCGCAGATAGTCATCAATGAGCGATGGCGATTCAGACCCTGCCGGGCTGTTGCTACCAGCAGTCTGCGATAGATCACTGATCGAGGAAGGAAGCGGCATATTTTTTCATCCCAATAAAAAGCCCGCGCATGGCGGGCTTTACTCGAGTAAGGGCGTTCACCCCGGAGGCTTTAATGCATTTTACGAATTCAGCAATGATCGACTTCATGATCTGGAAGGGGATCATTATTTGCGCAGCTGCATTCTGTTACCGTTTTTACATGGGATTTACTGGGAGATTGTGACCGGTGCAACTTTTGAGGTCGTGAGCAATCCTTGCTGTACTGCATTGAGCAGCTTGGTATTGGGCTGCTTTTTGTACATCATAAGTTTTGCTGCTTCCAATGGGTCCATCATGACTTGCGCCAGGCGACCCGCAATTTCCTTGTTCGCCTTTCCATAGACTACGTCCGCAGCTTTACCAAGCAGCCCGCCAGACACCTGGCCAAGCATGCTGCCCTTCAGAATATTGGGGATGCCGAACTGGTTTAGCATGTTTCCATACGCCAAATTTTGAACCGTGTTGGTGCCTATAGGTCGACCAGCGTTTGCGCCAAAATCGGCGCGGCCGAGGTCGGCCTTGATGTTGTTCAGTAGCCCAAGCTGGTCTGGCGTTAGGGTATTCTCAAGGGTCGCCCCGTTGAATCCCGTGGCCTGCTGAGCCGTCTTGTCTGACAGCTTGCTCGCAAACTGATTGGCTCTAATCTTCCCGGTCAAAGGGCTTACCGATTTGAGCAGCTCGTCACCGATAGACATCTGATTGAGCGGTTTCGACGCGTCCTGATAGGCGGCCCTGGCAATGCCATAGACCGGCGAAACCTTGTCCATCTCATTGGTCAGGATCTCTTTCATACCCATAACCGCGCTTTTCGCATTCCGCCCCAGCGCAGATGTCGGTGTTCCCTTCAAAGCGTCATCCATGGCCAACTTTAGGTAATGCAGTCCATCAATGGAGGTCAGCGGGTTATCAATGGCCATCCCGTTATTCGCGGCGAGATTTTTTGCCTCCTGGAGATACCCCTGCATCGCCGGACGCTTGGCCAAATCCATCAGCGTTTGCGATGGCCTGATGGCCAAGGCTGCCGACTGCGCTTCCGATCGTTTTGGCACATTGCCGACCACGTCGAAGCCGATATTCTGCGCGTCCTTGGCTGTTTGCTGTGCGATGTCCATTTCACGGCGCATCAGGTCGCTTTTTCTGGCGGTCGAATACGCAACAGATGCTGCATCATCCCGCGCTGCTTCTGCTGCTGTGCGGGCGCCAGAGGTGCCGGCAAGTTCGTTCAGTGCGTCTACCCGGGCCTGGTTGTTACCTGCCAGTCTCGCCTCAAGCGCATTAGCCGCTTCTGGCGACACGTTTATGCTGGCCCGCTGCAAGGCCGCAATACTTGGAACTCCAGCAGCCTCAGCAACCGTCGGAGTCGAGCCAGGCGCCAGTGATTTAGCGCTCTGCAGATTACGGATTGCATCATCCGCTAACCCGCCCGCAAATTCCTTCAAAGATCGACCGATGATTTGATTTCGGCCAGCGTCATACAAGGGTTCGACTAGACTGCTCAATCCTTTCCCAGCTAGGCCACCAATTCCACCGATAAGTTGAGTTGCGCCGGGCAAGGCACCGCCGACAATGGCCCCAGTTCCGGCTGATTCGGGGTCTACCAAGCCAGCAGACAGGCCGCCATTAATAGCGCCGCCAGCCACCCGCGTGGCCGCAGCTGGAATACCTGTTAAACCGCCTGCCTTGAAGCCGCCAGCGCCAATCGCGTCAATCAGCGGCGCTACTGCGGCCGAGCCCGGGATTAAGCGTGCAGCATTCGCCACCGCACCGCCCATGCCCGCCGTGCCGGCGATCTCCCCGCCGAGCTTACCGCCCTTGTACGCCATTGATTCAGGATCGGCTCCAAGCTCTTGCAGCCCCTGGTCCATTTGCGCGCGGCGTAACCGATTGGATTCTAGCGACAGGCCTTTACCGGCCATAGCGTCCTTGACGATGTCATACGGAGCAATGAGCGTGGCACCAATAGAGCCGGCACCACGGATGCCGCCGGCAAGGATATTGCCTAAGCCGGCCGCAAGATCCTTTCCGGCTTCTGGTGATAGGGTCGGGAAATTACCCATACCTTGATCCACCGCCGCAGAATTGGCGGGTGCAGCGCTCTGCTGTGCAACCTGGGGTGGAGTGGCTGCCGCTGCTGGCTGACTGAATTGCTTGGCGAGCGCACTCCAGTCGTCATCCGGAGCTGCTGATGGTGCACCCTGCTGGCTGAACTTCTGGCCAAGCGCGGCCCATGGATCGTCCTGTGCTGGCTGGGACATGTTCGAGGTCACCTTCTGGATGTAATTGCGCGTTTCGGCCGGAGCTGCGTCCATTCCCTTACGTTCCAGGTTGCCAATGCCCCAGTTATAGGCCGCCAAGGCCCCTGGAACACTGCCGGTCTTCTGCATCATGTCGGAGAGCATGCGCGCGGCGCCGGCGGCGGATTGCTGGAGGTTGTTCGGGTCTGACACGCCATATTGCTCGGCAGTGGCAGGCATGAACTGGAAATGACCCTGCGCACCGGCCGGCGATTGCATATTCTGTCCGCGACCAGACTCTGCCGACCACACCGCATCAAGCAATCCGGACGGCAGGCCGTTCTTTTGCTCAAGCTGCGCGAAGAGGTCGGTCATTTTTTCTGCCAGCGTGCAAGGGTAGGGTCAGCCCAGATCGAGCCTTGAATCTTGCGCCATTCACGGTCAACCCTGGGCAGGTCACCCTCTTTCTGCGCGAGTGGCAGCGCCTGCTCGTAAAATTGAGCCTTGCGCGCGTCCTGATTGGCCTTGGCCTGGGCGAAGTCGAGAATGAAGTTGTTGGCGTCCGGCGTGTTTTTCAGGCTGACAAACGTCTGACTGGCGCGCTGGGCGTCACCTTCGGTCTGCGGACCCTTTTGTGCTCCAAGTACCGTCAGCAGGCGATCCATGGCCACCGACTGCACTTTCTGTGCATTGGAGGCATACATCTCGGCGTTTTTCGGCGCAATGCCAAGTCCGGCAAGGAAGTTGGCGGCAGTGGCTTTGGCTTCTGTCCCCCAACCGGTACTTGGGTCGATGTTGCGCACAGCGTTGATCGAGTTGCTCATGTCGGTCGCAGACTTGCCGGCATCCAGCGTTGGCTGATAAGTCGCCGTAATCCAGTTTTTGTTGATGTCCTGGTTGGCAGCCTGCGTCACGGGGTTGCGACCTGCGACATAGCCACCAGGCTGTCCACCTTGACCCTGAGCGCCACCCGCGCCGCCTGAGACATTCAGGCGGTTGACGTAGACCGCCTGGCCGTCCGGGCCAATCACTTGCATCGGGTCAAGCTGAGCCGCTCCACGTTGCTCGGCCGCTTTCTGGCCCACTGCATACGGGAACTGTGCACCAGCTACTGCCCCTGCCTCGGCACCCTTATAGCCAGCGTTGGCCTGTGCAGCGCCTTGGACTGGCATAGCCTGCCCATTCGGCCCCATGGTTACGCCTTCGGCCAGTTTCGGCATATAGGTCTGCGCCCCGGTGCGTGGGTCAACGTAATAGTTGCCGCCCTTGCGCTCTTGCGGGTTGTTGGCCTGCTTATAAAGGTCAAGCAGGGTGCCGCCGCCATCCAGCCCCAGCATTTGATAGGCCGCAATGTCTTTCAGACCCATCGGAAACGCGTTATTGGCCTGCTGGGATGGCGGTGTTCCAGCGCCAGGAGTTGGAGGTGTGAAGCCTGCAGAAGGACCAGCAGCAACCGGCATAGATCCTGCGTAAGGATCTCCCGTAGATAATCCGGTAGTCATCATACCCGGCCCAGGCACCGGCACAGACTGCCCTGCCGGAGTAGCCGATGGATCACTCTGCTGCCCATTGAGCTTATTAAAGAAACCCATGGCCGCCTTCTGCTTCTGGAGCGCCATTCCAATCTGCGCTGCCTGCATGTCCTTATACTGATTCATCGTTTGTTGCTGCTGGGCGTTGCTGTAGCCGCTGAGCCCAGCTAGCCCGGCAGAGCCAAGGGAGTTGAGCGGAGCGCCGCGGCGAGCGCCAGCAAGGCCGCCAGCCACAGCCGACAAGAGACCCATGCCCACCGGCGATTTAGCAAAGTCCAGCAAACCACCGAAACCACCGGTTCCATCGTCCATATCAATAACCCCCTTGCATGCGTCGCTGCTGCATGTATTGCTGGCGCTGAGCGATCAATGGATTTGGTGGCTGTTGAGCGATCTGCATCAGTGTCTGCGGCCCGCTGTTATTCTGGTGGATAGCTGGACCTTGCTGCATCGGTTGCTGAGCAGTGGCCTGATTCAATAGGCCGTAGGCCTGCTTGGCATACCCTGCGGCATCCGAATATGGCTTAAGGGTCGAGTTCATGGATGACAGTGCGCTACCCACCTGGCTGAGCAGGCCGGGTGATTGCGCCAAGGCAGAATTGCCCATGCTGCCCGTGACCAGAGGCTGGCCGAGGCCATAACCTGCACCGGCAGATGATGCTCCGGCGCCACCTGCTGCACTGCCAGCGCCACTTGACGCCGCTGCTGCGCTGTCAGCCGCCGCTGTGGTGCCAGATGCGCCGGCAGATCCAGCACCTGCCCCTGCGCCAGCACCGCTGCCCAATAGACCACCGAGCGCTTGCGATCCTTCACCGCCTGCAAATGCCGAGGCAATCGTCTTGGCGATGTTATGCATTGCATGGCCAGGGCCAGTGTTAATGCCGGCGTCCTGCGCTTCCTGATAGCGCTGCGGAGCCGCGCCACCCCACTGGTCAACCAGTGGCTGATCGTTGGTACCAAGTACCTTGTTCCACATCCCTGTAGAAAACGGATCTGCCGAGCCGTAGAACAATCTGGCCGGGTTTTGAGCAACCTGATTGCCCATCGCTCCGAGGTTGAATGTCTCGAAATCGCCAACATCCCCTAGAAAGCTGCTCATTTACCACCCCCACCAGACTGCTTGGCCGTTGCCGTGTTACCCAGACCAGAGCCAAACACGCCAGACATGGCCGCAAGCTGCTTATACGGCAGGTTCTGTTGGTCTTGATAGCTTTGATAATTAGCGTCAAGGTTCTGCTGATTATTGGTCTGGTACGCGTTACCGGCATTCATAAACTGGTTGGCCAAATTCGTGCCCTGATTTTCATAACTTGGAGCAAGGCCTAGCATCTGGCTTTTCATCTGGTCGTTGCGGTTTGCATAGTCCTCCGCTAATTGTTGCTGCGACGAGTAATCTTGCATGCGCATGCTCGACGCTGTGTTGCCGAGTTGCTTCGATAAGTCATTCATGGAGTTTTGTTGAGTCGCCTGGGCGCCAGTATTGCCGAACGATCCAGAATTTACCGCTTGCGAAGTCAGTCCGGGCGCAATGGCGTTGTTGTAGTTCTTAGTGATATCGCCCAGCGTTGCATCGATGTTCTGCTGAAGATACGGGTTAGCGCCAGCGTATGGATTTTGAGTCGCAGCCTTGCCTGAATTAAGGTCATTCGTGACGGTAGACCTTGCGGCATTCATCGACGAATCGCCGTTATTGAAGATCGAACCCAGGCGCGCAGTGGCCGAATTCTGGAAGTCATTCATCCCTGCAACTTGCTGGCCGCCATACCCCTGATACGGCTGCGTGGACAGGGCCATGGCCTTGTCACTGTAGGCGGCGGCAAGCGGTTTCAATTCCTCAGGGATGGATTGGGTGGTGGAGGTAGTGCTGCCACCACCCTTATGCGGGCGAATCACATCGCCAATAAAGGCGGGGAGCGCGCCAATGGCCGGGCCGCCGAACTCTGCGCTCAGCTGTTCGTGCAGGACATCAATATTCACAGTTCAACCTCCAGGACTTGGTAGACGGGCGCAAAACCGCAGCGCTGGCGGTAAAGACGGGCTTGGGCAGGTGCGGCCGCACAACGCAAGCGCAAACAACCGAGCGTCTTAGCCATGACCCCAAGCTCATCAAAGAACTCTTCAAAGTGGCCGTGCGGGGCGTACATCTCGTAGGCATACAGGACGCGGAAGTTTGGGAGCTGCTCAACACCGATAACGCCCCAGCCCGCGATGTCATTATCTCGATCCAGGCGGACCAGCGTTCGCTCGCCGCGGCTGAGCATCATCTTCAGTTGATCCCCGGTGATCTCCCCGCCCGAGGTTGCACAAGCCAGACCAAGGTTATGCGCGCCCTCCTTCCAGGCCACGTCGATGTGCGTCGTGGGCACCATGATCAATTTGTTCATCAGTTCCCCGTCAGGAAGCGGTTCTGTACCCAGGTGCCTGGCGTGCCAGACACAACACAAGTCCAGCTGGCAATCATGTACTTCGAACCCGCAGTCCCCAGTTCGGTCGGGGCCGAGTTCTTGACCGAGTCGCCTTGCATCCACGCGCCGCTGGTTGGTGCGGCAGCCAGCGCGGTATAAAATCCGGCAATACGCCCCTCAGAGATCAGGTTGACCTGCGTGGCGTGTTCACGTAGCTCTCGCTGCAGGATGGGGTCTGTCGTGCCGACTGTTGGTGTTGTCTTGAGCTTCATCATCGCCCCCCTGCCGCAGACAGGTCAGCATCCATGCCAGTCACCCGTACCGGGCCCGTGAAGTTGAAGGTTGCCCGATGCCAGCGCGCCGATTGGCGCAGGTCGAATTTCCCGTCAAGCACAGACCCATTAGCCCCTGCGGTGAAGCCAACACCTGAATTCATCTGCAAAAAGGTCTGCGCGGAGGCTGCCTGCGGTGCAACGGCATAGCGCAGCCGGATCTTGTTCAGTGCCGACACGGCATCATCGTCGCCAACATCGCCCGTGGTCATCGAGCTGGAAACTGACAGCCCCGTCATCGCCTGTAACTGGTGTGAGGTGTTGAAAATTGACAGTGATTTGCCGCCGGATAGCCAGAATTGCGAGTCGAACGAGTATGAGACCAGGCCGTCGATAGTCGGCGATATCGCGGACAGTCCGTCAATTGTGACGCCGCTGGCGACGTAGTTCAGCGCCGCTTCGATACTGCGGTTCGCCACACCCCACTTCTTGGCCGTGACGTGGTAGACCAGCGCCGAATCTGGAGTAGTCGCTCCAAGCGATGGGTAGAACACCCATACCAGGTTCTTCTGCCGATCAAACACGCAGATCGTCCTGTAGCGAAACGAGGGGTTCGAGTTATCGAAGAAGAACTGCCGAACGTAACCATCTGCCACTGGCGCGGGCCGGGTGCCGTCAAAGATCCAGATGTTGTCATCGCCGACGAAGAAGTGTGCACCGCCGATATCGCAGATTGCCTCCTTACCGACACAACCCGCTTCGCCGCCAGGCACCTGCAGCCAGTTCCATACCGTCGGAGCGTTTACGTATTGGCCCAAGTAGATGGATTTCTGCTTGTAGGCAATGGCGTACTCGCCCAGCCGCATGCCGGCAGTGAGTTTGCCGGATGTAGCCACCAGCCGCCCCGAGGTTGCCTGCGTGGCAAGGTTGGGGGTCCATGAGGTGTCATCGAATGCTGCAGAGCACTGCCAGCCATCCGGCTTTTCTGACCCGTCGTTGATGTTCAGGGCCATGACGAATGCGCCGACCGAGAACAGGATTTCGGCCTTTGGCGCAGTAGCCACATCAGCAAATGCAGATCCGGTAGAGCGCTGAATGACATCCGCCCGATTGGAACATAGGGTTGCATCCCCGAACTGCGTAATCGACCAGCGCGTATCGACGCCGCCGTTGTAGGCAGCGGCGCGACTGACATCATTCCATGCTCCGGCAGACAGCTCATAAAGCTTCGTGGCGGTTCCGGCGATGATGCGGCGCGTGTCATCCAGCTTGGTCACCACCGCCGCGCCAGTGCAGGCAGCCGCCAGTGCAGGGGTCGATGCAGGCGTAGCAGGTTCTGGCGCGCCTTCCATGCCGTTCAAGTAAGGGATTAGGTTGGCGCAGCTGATAATCAGGCCGGGCGTCGTCAGGTCGGCGTCGGGCGCAAAACCGAGCAGCGGGGTCATCTGGCGCGCACCTTCATGGTCGAACCGCTGTACCAGTCGACACTGTTGATGCCCTCTACGGCCTGGGCATAAAGCTGCGCCCAGGTGCCGATCCGCGCGTCATTCATGATGAACGGAGTCGCGGCCAGCAGCGATGCGAACAGGTAGGCATTCGGCCAGTTGGTCAGTAGCCAGTTGGTGGCGTTGACGCTGGACAGGGCCGGAATGCGTTGCTGATAGGTCAGCTCCAGCGAGTACACGGCATCAGGAATGGGCGCCAGTTCGATGTTACCGCCGACTACCGTGAATACCACGGGCTGACCTGACGTATTGGCCGCAAAGTCATAACTCAGCTCATCAGGCGAGCGGTAGGATAATGGCTGATTGTACGTTCCAACAACCTGGACGCGCCGCATCTCAAGCATGTCGGTCGGCAGCGCAACCGAATTGGTGCCGACCACCGTAGACAGCGTGGTCTTGGTCTCCATGGAGCGCGTTTTCAGGTCGGTGCTCAGCTGCGCTTCGGCCAGGGTGATGAAGTCGGGGATGTTGGCCGACAGGTCGCTGCGGTTGAGCCAATTGGCAATCGAGGCCTGCAATTCCGAATAGTTGGTGATGCTCATACCTTGCCCTTCCACACCCGAAACGCTGACAGATCAGGGTCGCTCAGCATCCGGCGCATGTGCTCCTTGTTGCTGATGCATTCATGGAAGGTGATTTCGTGTTTGCTGCAATAGTCCTCGACAATCACGAACGGAATGCTGGCCGCGTGTTTCATTTCCGAGGTGCCATGGTGTCCACCGTTATGCAGCGCCTTGGTGCGCTCGGCGATGGCCGTGCAGTCCTGCGTGCGCTGGACCGTCATCTTGCCATCGTGGAAATGAAATTTCGTGTCGAGGTCGAGCATTACATATTCTCCAGTGGAGAGACCTGGACGACGCCTGCGGCGGAGACCTGCAGCGCGGCGATCTTGGTGAGGTTGCAGACTGCGATGATCACTGCGTCTCCAGGCTGCACCATCATGTCGGTGTTTACTGCGGTAACAGTGCCGTTACCAATACGCACATAGGCGCCGACGCTGGCGGTGATGCGCACGTAACGCGGGAGCTCACCGCTGGAGCAGTTGGGGATAGTGGCGCTGGCGGACGTGCCAGAAGTTGGGATGTTGACGCCTGTGACAACCACCGTGATGGCGTTTTCAAACGTGTTGCTCATGGGAGCTTCCTCAAAGAGAACGCCCCCGAAGGGGCGCAAGATCAGGCCGGATTGAGGGTCACGCTGACAGAGCCAACGGCCGAGGTCGCAGTGCCGGTCAGGTCGAAACAGATCGAGTCGCCAGCGGCCATCAGCAGGTCGCTGGGCGTGGACGACAAGGTCAGCGTTTGCTGAGTGGCAGCGGTGCCGACCAAGTTGAAGCTGCCACTGTGCAGGACAGTGCCAGAGGTCAGCGCGGTACCACTTGGCACCTTGCGAATCTGCGCAGTGCACGCACCGCCAGTACCCGCTACATCAACACGACCACGGATGGCCTTGACGACGTAGGGGCGGTCAGCGGTGAACATGGTGCAGTCGGTGATGGTCGCGGTGTAGGGCAGAGTGACGGGCAGGAAACCACCATCACCCAGAGCGGCGCCCTCGATACCCATCGAGCTGTCGCCGAGGTTCTTTAAGTTGGGCATGTTGCTTTCTCCAGAATGAGAAAGGGGAGCCGAAGCTCCCCTTATTGACCGCCTTCAGGCTTAGGCCACGTCGTAAACCGCGCCGCCAGACTTCGGCGCGCGGGCTTCAACAGTCCATTCAACCACCAGCTCACGCTGCAGTGCGTCGCCGGTTTGCGCCAATTCGATGGTCTGGAATGGGCGCAGGTAGCTGATTGCCCATTTATCCGACTGGAGGATGAACACGTCGTTGGCGTCCTGGAAGCGGGACGGGATGGCCTTAATTTCGCCGAAGTCAGACACGTACACGTCGACCGAGGCGTACAGCTTGGCGTCTTCGCTCTTGTCGAAACGGGTGGCGTTGCCAGTGAAAGTGGAGAACGTCTGCTTGGCGCCCGGTGGCAGCAGGATGGAGTCCGCTTCACCACCCGCGGTGAAGATCTTCTGCAGGACGTTCTTCAGGCGCGCTTCGGTGAATGGAATCGCGGTGCCTTTGGTGCGACCGGTGTTGCCGGTGTACGAGGCCAGGGTGCCGCCGTTGTTGTCGACGTTATCCACGACCCAGCCGACCAGACCGCGTACTTGGCGCGGCGCGGTTGCGGTCACGTCCAGTTTGGTCGCAGAGCTTTCCATGTCGCGGCGCAGCTCCAGCGATGCCAGGCTCAACTGATAAGCCAGTTCGTCCTTGCGGCCGGCCGGGTTCATCGCTTGCTGGGTGCCGGAAACGATCACGGTTTTAGTCGAGATCTGGGTGCGGTTGTTCAGGCGCACGGTTGGCGTCACGGTCTTGGCCGAAGCGTTGTCGCCTTCTGCCTGGGCGTTGGTGCTGGACGCGGCAGCCAGGTCCTGGGTTTGCCATTCGTGCAAGGTGTTGGTTGCTTTGCCCTTGGCGGCCAGCGAAATGAACGGCGTGGCAGTCGGGGAGATGCGGTAGATGGTGTCGGTCAAGTCCTCACGGTTGCCGATCGCGGCAGTGGTGAGGTAGCTGTTGGTAGGTGCAGTCATGATGCAGCTCCTGAATCAAAGGAATTGGGCGAATACTGCGGCGGCAGATTCAACGGTTCCCGACTTCTCATGCCGCTTTGCAGCTGCAGTGCGACCGTCGGCGTTGCCGTTGGATGTAACGCCTGGCTTGACCACCCGCTGGGGCGCTTCCTGGACCTTCTTGGCTTGCACGTTGGCCTTAGCCATCAGTTGGTCGTAGAGCATCGCCTTGCGCGCTACGAGCACGTGGCGGTGGTCGGCAATGGACGAAATGTCCTCATCCACGAAGCCCTGATCTTTCAGGAACTTGGAGATGGCGGTTTTTTCGGCTGCGGCCTTGGCATCGTCTTTCCAGTCCGGGAGCTTGGCTAGGAGGTCTTCCTGCTGCTGGGCCAGGTAACTTTGATGGGCTTGTGCCTGTTCGTGCTGGAACTGCTGGGCGAGTTTTTGGCGTTCCTGCGTGTTTTGCTGATACAGGGCTTGTCTCTGTTCATAGAGTTGCCGCTGTTTCAGGTACTCCACCGGATCTGACTCGATCAGTGCATTCCAGTCGATTTGACCCTGTTGTTGCAGGACGCCTTCAAGCTGTACGGCCATGCGCTGGAGTTCGTTAGCGTATTGCTGACGTTCCTGATTGGCCTTCTGCACTTCGGCGTCTGCGGTCTTGCGTTGCTCGGCGGCTTCCATCGTCTTTTTGGTGTAGTCAGACTGACGTTGGTAGCCATTTTTCAGCTCGTCGAGCGAGACCTCGACCTCCTTGCCGTCGATCTTGACGGTGAAGGTTTGGGGCTGCGCATCGGGGTCGCTGTCTGTATCGGTTTCGACGTCCGGGTCAACTGCATCTACGTCGACATCCAGGTCGGCGTCTTGATCTGAATTCGTGGCGTCTGCCGGTTCATCGTTTGGATCTGCAGCTGGCGGATCAAGCAATGCAGCAAACGCCGCGGCACCGCCATCAATATTCAGCGCGCCGCCACCGTCGCCAACGGATTCGTTCATCAGGAAATGGCCCAGCGCGCGGCGAATAAACATGTTCATCTGATTGTCCCCAAGGGATTCATTTGCGAATAATGATTGAGCGGCCGGTCAGGATGGCTTTCAGGGCTGCAAGCTCTCTTTGACGCGGTCCATTAACGTGCGCTTGTACTGCAGGTCCAGTTCCGCCAACTTGCCCGTCTCCAGGCTCGACGTGATCGTGGCCTTCAACTTGGTCAGCAGCTGGAGTGACAGGTAGATCTTTTCCCGGCCCTCCGCGTCTCTTGCTGGAGAGGTTCGCCATGCTTCGGTCAACTCCTGCTCAATACCTTCAAATGCCCAGATGAACGCCTCATTTTCGAGACACTCGCGGGCTCTGTTGCCTTCGTAGATGCGTTCTTCAAGCGTTGCCATCGGCTGCACCTGTCTGGTCGAACGATTCAGCAGCGCTCATCTGCGCAGCGCTCAGCGTGGTTTGCTGCATGATCTGCGCGACGGCGATCTTGGTTTCAGCGTCGAGTTCGGCCTTCCAGCGGTCGAACTCAAGCTGCATGGCCAGTTGCTGGGTCTTCTGCTGGTCTTTCAGCGCGTCGAGCTGAGCCTGTTGCTGGCTCTCTTGCGTCTTCTGGTCGGCTTCGACCTGCTGGCGGTTGGCGTCTACTTGAGCCTGCATCTGCATGCGAGCCGTTTCGAGCTGCAACTCATGGTCGCGCTTGGCCTGATCCAGTTGAGCTTGCTGTTGCAGCTCCATCTGCTTCATCTGGGTGCTGGCTTGCATCTTTGCCTGCTCGATCTGCATCTGGCCCTGCATCTTCATCTGGTCAGGGTCAGGCTTGTTCGGTGGCGGATTCTTGGCCGGATCGGTGAAGAACTTGTCGGGACTCTTGAATCCCAACTGTTTGGCGAGTTCGGTCGCGGCGTTGAAGATGTTTTCTGGGTTGGCGATGCCGATCTGCATGCCCTGGGCCTGAACCTGTCCCAGCATCTGCAAGTGCTGGATCTTCTGATCCTTGTTGCCCATGCCGATGCCGACGTTGATGCACACGTCGAACTGGTTGCTCCATTCCCTTGGGTCGATAGGCACCCAGCCACCCGTCAGTTTCACCACCTGCTCTTTCTGCTGGTACTGGCAGACGAGCTTGAGGATCTTCTTGAACAGCTCGACATAGCCGTCGGAGAAATTGCGAGCGATCAGGTCGAGGCGCATGTCGGCGCGGTTCGTGAGCACGTTGACGCCAGTCGCGGTGTCATTCAGCGAGGCGCTGTCATTGCCCTGGCTGTAACGCGTCCAGCCGGTCTTGTTCTCCAGGTCCTGCTGCATGTACTCCATCATCTGCATGGAGTTGCCAATGTCTGGTGCGCCCTGATCGAGACGGCCGACTGCCCCAGGCGCTTGAATGCGCACCACGCCGCCAGGACGTGATGTCAAGAGGTCGTCGAGATTGACCTTGCCTTCAAGGGCGAAGTAACGGCCATTTACAGCCAGGTACATGTTGTCGAGCTGAGAACGGAGAATGCTGGTCTTGGTGCGCTGGCTTTCCATGGCCAGATCGGCGATGGATAAACCAAAGAACTGGTGCGGCAGTGGAACCGGGGTGATCGAGACGAACGGAATACTGTCGACTTCCTCGTTATCGAGCAGCGTGTTGCCGGCCATCGTGACCTTGCGCAACTCGGCAATGCCGTCGCCGTCGTAGTCGCAGCGTATGTAGGCTTCCAGCACCCACACGTTGTTCTGGCTGTCGTCGCTTGACGCATCGTTGTCGATGTAGGCGTTTTCGTCGTTCCAGCTGATGCGCTGAATGCGTTCCGAGTTCATCGCCTGGCCTGAGTCCTCGGAGCCCAGATCATCGACGTTCGTGTAGCCCATCGACTTCAGTTCAGACTTGGTGCGCTGAACACGGTGAGCGACGAACTTGGCTGTTTCGATGTCCTTGGCGTTTCGAGCAATCAGGAATTCTTCAGGCGGGACGTTATCAATGCACACCTTGCCTTCGGTCTTGGCGCGCTTGCATACCACGTCGTAGAGAAGCTTCGGTGGCTGCGCCTGGATCTGCTGGATCTGCTGCATGGCTTGCGGGGTCGACTGAGGCTGCGCATGAGCCTGTTGCATCAGCTGCTCAATGGCTTGCTGGCGCTGCTCGGCGTCATCCTCATCCGGCGAGGTTGATTGCTCGATGACCTCGATCTCGTCGTCTTCCATCAGCTGGGAAAGCTCGATGTCTGAGAGGTTGCGATACTCCTCGCGCGTCTCTTCGCTGCGCGTGTCCCACCAGACCTTGATGATGCCGTTCTTCTGCAGCAGCGCGTCCTTCATCCAGGTATAGGCAATTCGGTGCCCGTTATTCTTCTTGTAGAACAAGTAGTTAACGTATTCGGTAGCCTGATCGGCCTTTGGCTCGTCGCCCGGCTTGGTCGCTTCGAACTCGGCCACCGTGTCAGAGCCAACAAAGGTCACCATCAGTTGCGGCAGCATGGATTCGATGGTGTCGCGCACGTCGGTCGATACAACAGACGAACGACCCTCGACTTCAGGAGGCGACAAGTCACCGACCGGCATGCCGAGGTAGTAATACATCGACTTCTGACGCTGCATGCTCAACTTGGACGATGAATACCCAAGCGACTGGCGCATCTCTGCCCCGACTAGGGCTTTGAGTTCGTCCTCTGTCAGTCCCTTCGTCATGGTTTGCCTATGCGTTGTTGAGCTTTGGATAATTCAGAGGCTGGGATTCTTTCGGCTCTTCCCAGATGACGCAGGCCAGGCCAAACGCATCGGAGCCATGGCTGGCCCAGTCGTGTTCAGGCCCGAGGCCGATGTCGCGGATGCTGTCCCACTTCTCGTGATACCAGCCCAGAGCGGAACGTCCGTCCTCTGTGGCCTCTTCGTGGAAGCGTATCTGCGGGAACAGCTCACGAACGCGCTCAACGCGAGCCATCGCTGCGCCCTTGCCTTGGTTCGGGACAACCGTTACCGAGTAGCCAGTGCGCTCAAGGGCCGACTCGTACGACACGTCATAGACCTTGTCTTGCGTAGAGCCATCGTGCGGCAGCCAGAACTGAGCGCGGTCAGGCGTGTAGCCCTGCGATCGGCACCATGCGAGGTGCGCATCGATGGGTTGGCCAACCACCTCGTAGTAGTTGACGACGCGGATCTCGCGGCCAATGAACTGGACTGCCCAGATGACAAAGGCATCGGCCTTCGCGCCCGTGCCGCCGATGTCGCACACGAGTCGGATGGTCATCAGCGGATCAGCGGGGAAGAAGCCTATCCGGTTCTCTTCGCGCGCCTTGGTCAGGTGCTTGACGAAATAGGCACCTTCAAGGGCTGTCACGTATTCACCTTCCCAGATATGCGGATACTGCTCGGGGCGCTCTTCAAGATCGCGAAGGCGTTCACGCTCAAGCTTTGCTGGAAACTTCGGGTTGTCGCGCCAGTTGAGCAGAACGCCCTTGATCAGCGCGTCCTTCATGAACCTGAAACGACTCTCGACCGGCGCCTTCTTGCGCTTCGGGTTCCAGGTGACCCAAAGCTCGGCGTTCCAGTCCTCACCCTCTTCACGCAATGTCGGAATCAGCGTGGTCCATGCGTCATCGGTGACCGGCTCAGCCTCATCCACCCAGCAGATCAGGATTCTTCCCTTAGATTTGATGGAGGCGATGTTGCGATCAAGCCCGGCGAATGCGAACCAGATGCGCTTGTCGCGACTTCTGATGTAGGTATCGCCGATCACGTAGTAATCGCTGAGGAACTTTTCATCCTCGATGGCGCGGACGCATTCCTCGAACGAGGAGTCAGCCAGCGAGTTCATGAACTGGCGACCGCAGAGCAGAATCCCCGAGATCCCTTGCTTGCCGTACATGTAGCCACGGGTCGCGATCATCTTGGCAAAGCCGCGAGTCTTTCCAGAGCCACGGCCGCCCCATGCGCTGCGAACATCGGCAGGCCCCTGGAATACTGGAATCAGCTTCTCAGGCAGCTTGAGCTGAGTAGCACCCATCAGAGTGCGACCAGTTCGATTCTCGTTACGGTCTCACCTTGCGGACCTTCGCCGTTGTCATCGCCGAGGTTGTAAGCCTGGCGCTCGCCCTTGATCACCTTGAGCTGAGCATCGACACCAGCGTTTAAGGATCGAGCGAAGTCACTGTGGTTGTCTTCGTTGACATCAGCCTCAGCAAGGAACGTGCTGAGCTTGTTTGCGATGCCGCGCCATTGAGCCAGCCCTGATCGGTGAGCGAGAACAATGGCTGCGCCTTGAGATGCAGCTTCTTCAATGATTTCAGCGTCGGTAACCGATTTTGAGTGGTTACCGAGTGTGGTTACCGCAGTGGTTACTTTCTGCTTTGTCGCAGTACGCACCTGCTCGGTCAGGTCGCGCGCCCAGCCTTCTTTCTTCGCTCGCTTGAGGATGGTTGCGTGGTTTACACCGTGCAACTCACCAATGGCACGAACCGAGATCAACCCAGCCCGGTAGGCGCGTTCGATTGCCTCCCAGTCTGGTTGTTTGGCTTTCATGCTTAATCCATTCTCAGGATGCGCGCAACGTTACCCTGAGCCCGGTAAACCAGAACCAGCAGGACGATCAGCACCAGCAGGAGAAACGGGGACACCATGGGCATCGGTTTGGCGAACAAGGCCGACAAGGTAATGGATAGCGATTCACAGCCAGTCCCCACCGCAAGCAGGTATGCCATCCACGACACGCCAGCACGGTACCGAGCGCCTTCGCGGCGATATACGGCGATACGCAGGCAAATAGCACCACACAGGGCGCCAGCAATGAGTGTCCACGGATCAACTACCATTACGACCTCCAAAGCGGTCAGCGATGAATCGCAGCCAGCCCGGCGTCTTGCCACCTTGAACCCACTCCAACAAGCTGATGCAGACCACTACACAGAAAAGGGCGCCGAAGAATGCGGCAAGCCCCGACGTTCTTGCCCATTCGCGGCCGATCATCTCACTGGCCACGTAGTAGCCAAGAATCCATGACGCGATGAAGTAGCCGAACCGGGCTATCGGTGTCAGCTCCTTGGCGAAGACCACGAAGAACATGGCGCCAGCAAATGAGCCAACCACCGCATTGACATCGATACCAGGGACAAAACTTGCTGCTGTGACACCAACAACGGCCGCTGCCGCAACTGCTGCGCTGCTTGGCTCGGCCATGGCATTACTCCGGGAATAAAAAAGGCCGCGAGGCGGGCGGCCAAGACCTCAAGGAGAGGTAAATTCTGGGCATAAAAAAGCCCGACTCAATGGCCGGGCTCTCTGAAGCGGTAAAACCGCAATATGGACAGAAATATACAGGTAACGTCCGGACGATTCAAGCAGCGGCGAGCCGATCATCCAAAACCGCATCAACCCATACCTCACCTGACTTTACGAGCGACTCGGCACGCGGTTTCGAGACACCCAAACCTTTCGCGATGGCGCTGTAGCTAATCCCCCAGGCATACCTGTAAATCACCGCCCTGCCCATCTGGTCGTTGCGCAATTTAAGCCTGGCCACAATACCGTCCATCATCATGCACAGGTCGTCACCGATGCTCGCGACCGGAGCGGTTGAATGCTGCTCCACATTATCGCGCATGAGCGCATAGTGGGGAGACACGTACCGAGGCAGTCCATCGCCATAACGGAGCCAAATTCCCCATTGAGTCAACAGGTGGTACGTATCTATCTGTCTCATGCCGCTTCCCCCTTACCCTTCAGCTCTTTGGTCAATGCCCGGTACCGAGCCTTGATCTCTTTCAAATCTTCGACGGTGTAGCGCTTTGCCTCATGCGGTCCTTCCAGCCATTCAACCTGTTCGGCGCCGATCCGCCTCACCAACTCGATGCGGTAATTCACGATGTCGCCGGATTTGTGGTTGTTGCACGGGGCGCATTGTTTGTGGATGTTGAGCGGCTCGTAGCGAAGCTCTGGATGCGCGGCAGTCGTCCGATAGTGTCCTGCGTGATATTGGCCGGCGTGGCGCCGGCCACAGCTGACACAAGGCAGATCCTTGTCACGCCACCGTATGAACTCGTTCACGGCTTGCTGGGTGTCGCGAAGGTGGTCGGCACGACTCTTCAGCTTCTCTTTCCGAACCTTGATCTCCCGGCGCTCAACCTTAGCCAGCGACTTCTGCGCTTTAGCCTGATGGCGCGGAGCATCCTTGATCGCGCAGGCCGGGCTGCACACCGCCTGGCCCAGCCGCGCAGGGATGAATGAGGCTCCGCACTCCGCGACACGGCATCTTTTCGGCTTGCGCGCTGGCGCCGCCTTCAGCATTTCGGAAACTCCAGAACCTTCCCGTAGCCGCCGCAGGACTTGCACCAGGTGTGATTCAGGGGCTGACCGTTGCAGGCTGAGCAGGCGATCCATCCTCCAGTCTCGGCAGTCAGCCCAGACAGATAGGCCTGCTCCAGTGCGCGGATGATTCGTTTGATGGCGTTCATCAGTACCGGCCCTCCCAGTGATCCTTCTGCGTCCAGCGAACCTGATGCTCGCTACCGAATGCCTGAATCCACTCCAACAGGCTTGCGCACTGCTTCACAGTAAGCTTTGAGGTGCGCTCGTAGATCACATCGAAGCCGTGGCCGTCGACGGCAGGGATCATCTGTGGCTGATCACCAGCCTCGCGTAGCCAGGCGGCGGTCAGAAGGCGCTTCCAGATCAAGATGTCCCACTTCTTGCCGGCGTGTTCGACCTGGCGTGCGATATCGCCGAGCATGGCGTGGAGCGCCTTGTTCTGTTCGCCGCTGCGGTCTTCGTCCTTGATGACGACCTTCTTCGGCTTGGTCAGGTCGGAACCGTGAAGGAAGCCGATCAGGCGGTTCATGTCCTGAGTGTTGCGGAGGGAGAACTCGGTCATGGAAACACCTCCGAATGCACAACCACATGGCACTGATCAGCCCGGCGCTCAGCATCGTTCAGGGCGATGATCCCGTAGCACAGGCCGGCGATTAGGATTAGGTGGTGGAGTTTCATTGGGTCACCTTCGGCTCGGCATCCATGCGCTCTTGGGTTTCGTCGATGAAGTCGGGCATCAGATGCGCTCCTTTCGAGTGATGTGATGGGCGCGCTTCTGGCTGCCGTCCTGCATGATCACGCGCTTGTCGGCGCCCTTGGTCATGCGAACGATTTCCTTGGCTTCCAGGGTGATGTCGAAGCCTTCGGCCTGGAGTTGAGTGACCGTGATTCGCTGGGGCTGAGTCATGACGCGGTCCTCTTCTTGCTGCGCTCAGACGCACCTTCAAACACAAGACCAATACCGCGGCCCTCGCGAAGACGGTCTACGCTGCGATCACCCAGAACAACACCGAGCTCTTTCGCATCGATGTTGGAAATCACGATGGTCGGAAGCTGTTCCTCGTAGCGCCCGTTGATCACGGCGAACAAGGTGGCCAGTTCGAACTCGGTCGGCTTGGTGGCGCCCACTTCGTCGATGATCAGCAGCGATGGCTCGACAAGACTGGCGAACGCTTGGCCCTCGGTGTATTCGGCGCGGTCGCCATAGCTGCCCTTGATGAACTGCAGCAGGCCGCCGACGGTGCGATACACGGCCGTGGCGTTGTGATTGACGATGATGTGGCCAGCGATAGCAGCGGCCAGATGCGTCTTCCCGGTGCCGGGTGTGCCGGTCATGACGATGCAACGACCGTCTTCGAGGTGCTGAGGGAATTGCTCGGCGTATTCGACGCATTTCGCCAGGTTGGCTTTCTGAGCCGGAGTGTCGGCAATGAAGTCGGCGAAATTCTTGCCCATGAACCGCTTAGGAATCAGCGAGGCACCCAGCTTGCGCTCAAGGCGTTCTTCGGCGATCCGGGCGTACATCGCACGCTGTTCTTCCTGATCACGCTCACGCTGGACGTCAGCAGCACATTCGGGGCAACCGCTGGCCGTATCGCTGTTACTGCGGACGATCGAGGCGTAATCACCATGAACTGCGCAGTTGGCCAGCTTCTTGGCGATGACATAGAACCGGCGCTCGAAATCGTTGACGGTCAGGTCGATGGCTTCAGAAGTCATACGAGCCATCCTCCCGAGGAGTCAGCCCGGCTTTGTAGTCGCGGACGGCGAAGTTTGTATGGCGACTGGGTTGAGCGGAGGACGGTGACTGTGCTGCGACTCGCTTGGTAATCCACTCGACCTCGAAACCTTGCCATCCGTTGTCGACGGCAATGGTCATCGCGTGGTTCGGCAGGACACCAAACGACTTGCACTGCTCCAGCTTGGCGTTGAGACCTGACCAGACCCTGGCGGTCATCGGAGCTTTTTTCGCCCGGCGAACACCGAGGTAATCATCGATCAGGGTTTCGGAGACCTGATGCGGGTTGTCGGCCAGCATCTGGACCTTGCCGAACGGGATTTTGCGATCAGCCTTGGCCGTGGTCGTTTCGGCTTGGGGGGTAATAATCTCTTCCGAAGGAAGAGTTATAGGGGGTTTTACTTTCTTAGAATAAAGAAGGGAGTCGTCGGTTTTGGTCTGTTTCGAATCAGATCCGATTCGGACCACTTGAGCCGAATCAGACGAAATGGTCTGTTTCGGATCTGTAACGAATATCCAATCTTTCGGGTCGCAAACGCCGATATCGCCACGAGCACCACCATCGCGGTACAGCACCCGGCGACGCAGCAAGCTGGAGATAGCCTTGGACACGGTGTCTGGGTGAATGTGAGTAGCCTTGGCGATGGCCGTTGCCGGGATGCGCCGAGCGCCCGCCTGAAAATTCAACGTTGCCTTGGCGACGTACAGCACGATCTTCAACTCGCGCGCCGAAAGTTCTATGGCGATCAGGCCATCCATCAGCTGGTTGTCCATTCGGGTGAACCCCCGAGGATTTATTGAAACGACGTTGTCGGTTGTCATGATCTGACTCCCAACGAATAAATCCGCGACACGTTTTCGAATTCAGCAATTCGTGTCGCGGATTGTTCGGGGGTATTGCTTGGAGCGGTCTGGGTGTGCATAATCGACCTCACAGTGTTGTAACGAATGCAATTGAAGAAACCACCCGGCCAGGTGGTTTTTTTTCGCCTGCGATTTGGCGGTACGGTTGGATTGGGTGTCCTGCGCATCAGCCCAACCAATTCTTTGTTCATGGTCTTCTCCGGTAGCAATCAGCCCTTAACGAGGGCCTTTTTGTGGTTCACAAGCTCCAGTACTGGTGCTTTGCGTGAGTTCTGAACAACCCGTCCTGATGCAGCTATTGAGCTGGCTGCCAACAGGTACTCTTCAGTCGCCAAATCAAGGCTCCATCCAAGCTCTCGGGCTAATTCTCGAATCTCTTGCTGGGCTTCCTCGGGGAGCGAACTAAATTCGCAGTCAAATTCGGGCATAGCCCCTCCTGAGGGCCTTCAAGCCGTCTTATGATTGTCTTGGTCACGCACCCCATGGATTTCACGAACAACTTCGGCGGCGCGATGAGCTCGGCCAAGCTGTGCCAACTCAAACAGATAGGTGGCCAGCTGCATGCCAGCCATCTTTGCTTCCATCTGAAGCTGGCGCTTGGTGCGCTGTGTGAACCGAAGTTTGCAAACGGCATCGCGCTTATTTGAAGGATCTGCGTGCATAGGGGTGGTGCTCCTTGCTTATGGGAAAAGGATTAGGCTGCTGATTTGGAATGGATTCGGGCTGGTGGAAATACGTCATCCAGCGTCACGCGGGCCCCACTCAAATTAAGTGCGGCGACAATGCGGCGACACTCGTCAAGCCCTGGCTTACGGCGTTCGTTTTCGTAGTGGGCAATGGCGCCCTGTGTCAGCCCAACCGCCTCGGCCAGACCCGCCTGTGTAACACCTGCTTTCTCGCGGACTGCTTTCATATTTGACATGGGGGTTCTCCATACTCTTATGGAAATATTACGCATAGTAATTTTAATGAGCAAGGGAAATTACGTTTTGTCACTTGAAGGCACAAATACAGTGCGTAATATTGCTAAGATGAATAAATGGAACGATCTGGTGAAGGCCAGGATGAAAGAGCTCAAGATGCCCCAGCACGAGCTCGCGGACGCCCTTGGCGTGACGCAGGGAGCTGTCGCTCACTGGATAAGCGGAAGGCGCGAGCCGTCCCTGGAAGTCATCGCCAAGATCCTAACTACAGTGGGCTTGCCGCCTATGGGCATAGCCATACCGATCTATGACCAACCATTGCCGCCGCGTCTGATAGAATCCAACGCAGAATTGATAGGCGAGATATCAGGCTGGGACGCTGGCGACCCGCTTGATGATGACGATTGCGAAGTCCCCTATTACGATGAAGTCGAGTTTGCGGGAGGCAATGGAATGACCGAGGTGATCGAGATCGCCGACCGTCGGCTGCGTTTCAGCAATGCAACGCTGAGAGCGGCAGGCGTTGACTGTAGAAGTGCCGCATGCGCCAGACTACGCGGCAGGAGCATGGAAAGGCTCATCCTTGATGGAGCCACGATTGGCTTTGACAGCGATGACACCTCGATTTTTGATGGCGAGATCTACGCCTTCAACCATGGCGGACTGTTGCGTGTGAAGTATCTGTTCAGGCTGCCCGGCGGTGCTGTTCGCGTTCATAGCGAGAACTCCGACGACTTTCCTGACGAAATCATGACTGCTGACCAGTTTCGTGACGAGGTCAAAATGCTGGGCCGTGTGTTTTGGTGGTCGACGGTCAGGCGTTCACCCAGACGCAAGTGATCGAGCTCATAAGAGGATATGATATGGCGCTTTCACCGATCAGTTACACCTGCAGGTCCTGTAGCAAGCCAGTTGAGGCCAATCCCAAACGCACTTTCCTCGGCTTTCAGAGGGTCGCATGCCCAAATTGCCAGCATGTCGAGACATTTCCTCTGGCTAAGTGGTTCAGAGTGACCTACATCGTCATTGTTGTGCTGATCGTGCTGACGATGTTGATGGCGCTTACACAGGGGGAAATAGGCTACCCAGGGGGGATTGGCGTCCTTGTGATAGCCGCCCTAATCATCGATGCCAGCCTTAAGAAGAAGACCAAGCCCCTCCTACCGTAATCAATCCACGATCCAAGAGACCCGCCATTGAGCGGGTTTTTTTGCGCCCCAAGAAAAAACATTACAAATAGTATTGAAAGGGGTTGACCGTGATAATTACATTGCGTAATGTTACCCCATCGCCGCCAAGTACTCAAAAGGGCCTCGGCAGCGAAGGGACTCAGGCGTCCCGCTCACACGACTGGTGAAGCCGCCAGATAGCCCGGGATCAGCGAAGTGATCTCCCAGCCCCTACCCAGGGACCGACTGGCACCAAAGTTCTTTGACATCGAGGAAAGCCCGTACCGCGCCAGTAGCGCCGAAAGGTCACGAATAACGCCCAGCTGCTGATTCAGTTGGGCTGCTTCACAAATGCTGTTTGTACCCCCAGACAGCATTCGGAAGCCGATACCTACAAGGAGAACGAAATGGCAACGAAGAAAGTAAAGGCGCCCGAGACGGCCCTTGTACTCAGAACCTGTTTTGCAGATCTGACCAGTCACTCGAAATTCCAGTGGCCGAACGAAGTCGGTGCAATGGTTGAGGCGCCGGACTGGATCAAGAACGACGAATGCGGACATGGCCTGCACGGTTGGCTGTATGGCCAAGGCGATGCCGGTGTGAGCGACAGTATTCGCCATCCCGACGCCAAATGGCTCGTCGTCGAAGTCGTGATTGCCGACATGATTGCCTTGGGCGGCAAGGTCAAATTCCCGCGCTGCACCATCCGTCACATCGGCGATAAGCACAGCGCTACGCAGTACTTGCTGGAGAATGAAGTGCGCGCCGCAAGCGTTGCTGTCATTGGTGTGACGCTCACCGGCGGCAACCGCTCCACGCTCACCGGCGGCTACGGCTCCACGCTCACCGGCGGCGGCGACTCCACGCTCACCGGCGGCGACGGCTCCACGCTCACCGGCGGCGACGGCTCCACGCTCACCGGCGGCGACGGCTCCACGCTCACCGGCGGCGGCGACTCCACGCTCACCGGC